TCATCGAACCCGGTTCAAAATTAGTTGGAGGTGGTCGTCCACGACATCTGCCACCAGTTGCTTGTCGGCATCGGGGAACCCGACCAGGCGCCGCGCAGGCAGGCCGGGGTGCCTTACTCGCCTCCGATACATCCCATTGAAAGCCAGTGCGCGGGCCTTGACCGCTGTAATCACGTAGGGGCCGGTACCGAAGTGGTGCCACTTGGCCTTCTGATCGCTGAAACCCAATTTCAGCTCGCTGCCGTGGACCTGGTAGCTGAAGCTACCGAGCAGGCCGCCGTGCTGGTGGAGCATGCGCCGCTTTGCAGGCTTGGTGGGCGTCCATGGCGTGCCATCCGGGTTCTGGCCACGGTCGTGGCGCTCTGAATTGACCCGATACAGCGATTCGCCAATGCTGCCCAGCAGCTGGGCGGGCGTAGCGATATCGGCGCAGATGGCGTCCAAGGCCAGCTGGTAGTCTTGGACTTGCATTTCAACCGTGTAAAGCATATTCTTGGGCCGTGGCTCGGTCAGACTGCGTTTCGACGCTACTGCCCAATATCCGGGCCACACGGCACGGCCCCTTTTGGGGCCGTGTTTGTTTTTGGATGGGTAGTCATTCTTGCCCTTTGCTGTACACCAGCCGCCCTATGCGCTGGTTATCAAAATAGGCCTCGCGGGCGGCCTTTGCTTCCTGGCTGGCCATGAACACCGTGCTGCCCGTCCAGCCGCTACTGCCCCACTCAAAAACGCCCACGGCGTATTCCCCGCTGTCTTCCACCTGGTAGGCCCGCAGATAGCGGCGCTTCAGGCGCCAGCGGCCGGGCTCCTTGTGATCTTTCACCCAACCCCACCAGATTTCGTCGGGCTCAATCAAGGCCATGGCCAGCAGGTTGATGTGCTCCAAGCGGCCGGCCTTGCGGGGCTTGGCCAGCCACTTGAATTCCCCGCTGCCATCCTGAAACAGTGACTTTGTAATGGCCAGGGTGCTACCGGCCGCGTCTGTGAAGGCCGCGCCTTCTGACATCGACGCGCCAAACACGTCCAAAAAGTCGGACACGGCCACCTCAGGGGCTGTACCAGGCGGCAGCATCACGCTGGCTGGCACGCGGGTCTGCTTCGGCATGGCCGGTGGCGTGAATCCTGTGGGCCAGGCCACGCCGCGCTCTTTCAGCACCGCGTCATAGCCCGTCAGCGGGGGCACCGTGTGCGGCTCCAGCCAGGCCTTGCCGGGGTTGTAGGCAAAGCCGGGGTCTATACCCTTGGGCACACGCACCGTGCGCGGCGCGCTGCCGTTTTTGCCCACCACGCGCTCTTCCCATTCGACCTCTGGCTCTTCGTCCGGGCCGGTCTTTCCCGCCTTTTCCCATTCGCGCTTGGCTTCCACGCGACTGAGCGAATCGACCTTGCAATTGCAGCCCCACGCGTTCTGCGGATAGTGGGTGTTCCACCATGGGCTATCCGCCGGAAGGATTTTTCCGTCCCAGGACTTGTGCTCGATCCGCGGATTCTCAAACGTCGTGTGCCGGTAGCGCCAATACGGCCGCAAGTGCTTGACCGCCTCCATCTGCTGATAGCGGCCCGCATGGTATGCCTGCTGCACGTTGGTGCGGTACATGATTTTGCTGCGCCAACCTGGCGTGCCGTTGTACGCCCAGCCGTGCTTGGCCACGATCTCGTCGAACTGTTTGCGGAAAGCCGGGTAGCCCTGGCCTGAGTCCTTGGCCTGCTGGATCGCGTTGTAGAAGTCTTCTACCAGTGCGTCCTGTGCCGCCCCGGCCACCACAAAAGCGTGGCTGTGCTGCTGCTGCCAGATGTCAGTCCAGCCCGATGACGGCAGGCGAACCTTCCCCTTGTAGAAGTCAATGGCCTCGGCAAATTGCAGCCGCTCCAGGGACTCAGCCATGGTCGGCGCCCCCCACGTCCGCACGACCGGACAAGTGGGCTGCAGCCATGCCCTGCGCCAGGTCTTCGGCCCACTGGGGATCGGCACGCAGCGCGGCAATACCCTCCAGTGCCGCGTCAAAGTCTCCGGCCTCTGCCACCACTGCGGCAATCTTCTGAATCAGCGCCTCTTCACGCGGGGCACACAGCATGGCCAGCTGGGCGCCGTATGCAGCCGTCACATCATTGGCGCCACCAGCCTTGGCCAGCGCCGTCATGCGGGCCAGCGCCGCCTGGCCTGGCTCGGTTGCGGCCTTGGAAGTTGCCAGCAACTGGGCGCCTTGGGGCGCACGGGGAATTTGTGTGGCCCGGTGTGCCCAGTCCAGGTCAATTTCCATGCCGATGTCTGCGGCATCCTTCAGCACCTTCACCATCTTGGCCTGGTCGACCGTCTCCTCGGTCAGGTATGCAAAGCGGGGCATGCGGTCTTCGGTAAACATGCCATTGAATGCCGCAATGGGCTGCAGCAGACTTCGATTCCAAGTCGGCTCAATCTGGCGCACATCGTGCAACATAATCTCGCGCCGCACTCGGTCGTGAATCTCACCCAGTGCGTTGGTGCTGCTCTTGCCATCGGCCTGGCTGGTCAGCGTGCCGCCCAAAATCGCCAGGCTTTGCTTGCGTTCCCAGTACTCCACAGCGCTTAGGAAGTCCGTTACGGTCCCGGTCTTCGTCGCTTGGATGAATTCAATTTTCATGTTGTCCGCAATGACGCCTGCACCATCGTGGCCGATGTTGCGCACCGCCTTCAGCAGCTCACTGCGAGGCTTGTCACCCAGGCCCGGAGGGTACTTGCCCAAACGCAGCGGCAAGCCATACACCTCCAAAAAGCGCTGCATGTCGCGGACGTTGTAGGCCTTGTAGGCATAGGTCCAGGCCAGTACGCGGAACAGCGCGGCCTGTTCGACGTAGCCCGATCTGGCCCGGTGCTCATGGACCACCCAGCCCCCGGTGCGCAGTGGCTCGGGCACGCCGTGCTTCAACAGCTGAATGCAAGCCGATTCCCGGTCGAACTGGAAAGACCGTTGCGGGACCCACTGCAAGCCCTTTGGCGTCCATTCGCTGCCCGTTTGCCAGTCAATTTCCAAGGCTACAAAGCCTTTGCCAATTGCGTCTGTCACGTCGTACTGCGCATCCTCAAATTTGGGAATGGCGCGCAGCATGTCTGTCAGTTCGACGGTCCGTGCCAGTTCTGCCTGGCTGGCATCGGCAGGCGGCTGCAGCTGCCAGCCGAGGCCGCTCACCGAGCGACGGCGCTTGCCCAGCTCGGCAAAGATATGCGGGTCCTGCTCTTCCACCAATTCAAACAGCGTGGCCTGTTCCGTCACGTGGCCTTGGTCTGCTGCGGTAAATGCGGCCGCCAGCCGGGCCGGGTCCAGAGTGTTGACCGATGCGTAATTGACGGTGTTGCCCAGCGCGGTGCGCGCCCCCGATTGCATTCCCAGGGCACTCAGCGCCTGGGCCAGCTTGGTCTTGATATTCTTAATCATCGTCGTCGTCCCAATCTCCAAAACCGCTGCTGATATGGCCACGCCGGCCGCGTGAAGTCGCAGCCGAGGTATAGGACCATTCACCGCCAAACTGGTTGGCCAGCCGCCACAGCTTTTCCAGTGCGTCCGGCCCGTCGTCGTGGTCGGCTTCGGGCCAGAATTTCAGTTGCTCGATCAGCACTGTTTGCGAGCGGTGCACGCGAATCTTTCCGTTGGCCACATGGGGCTGCAGGCTGATGATGCGCAGCTCCTTTTCCACGTTTTCAGGCATGGCCACTCCGGGGAATGCCATACCCAACAGCGCCGCTCGCTTGAGCAGTTCCGTGTACAGAAATTCCTGAAACTGCACCGTTTCCACGCCCCAGGCCAGGCACTGGTACTCGGCCTGCAGGTCAATTGCGCGGCTGATGATCAGGTCGGGCACACGGCGGCAGATATCGGCTTCGACCACATCCATGACCATGGTGGTGCGATTCAGCCCGCCCACCAGGATGGCCGACGGGTCACGCTTTTTGCCCTGCTTGCCCAGGGACGGATCGATGGAGCCGAAGAACGTCCAGTCCATGCGCTTGTCCACCCAAAACTGCAGCGTCTTGAACGGTGCGGTTTCGTCGTTGCCCGCCTCGTTTTGCTGTTCCTGGTTGAACGCATCGTGGTCGGTGGCGCGCATGCACATCAGGCGGTACAGCGGGCGCACATCCGGCCAGGACACCACAGCGCCCGCATCCATCAGTTCGCGGTGCTGCTCATAGAAGGCCCGTGCGGCCAACTCGGCAGCTTCCTTGTCGCCCTCATCGTCGCTGCCGGATGTGTAGAGGCCTTCCCACTTCTCCCACAGGTCCATGCGATCAGGCCAGCGCATGATGGAGCGAAACACTTTGCGTCGCCAGCCAGGCTTGCGGGAGACACGGTTGATTGCCGCGTCATAGTGCAGGCTGGTCCCCACCCAAAACACGTCCATGCCGCCACCCGGCCCCGCCAAGCCAATCACGGCGGACAGGACATACTTTTCGACCTTGTCGCGCTGGCTCTTGTCGCGCACGTTGTCGTCGTTCTCCAGATCGTCAAGCCAGATCAAGTCTGGTCGGTGCGGTCCATGCTTCATGCCACGGATCTTCTTGCCCGTGCCGCCGATGCGCACCTTGCGATTGTTGGCCGTCACGATGGTGGTGGTCTGCCACACGCGGCCACGGCCACAGGCTTCGGGAAAGTCCATGGCCAGCCGAGGGTTCGTGTCAAGCTCAGCCTTGATGCTCTCCAGCATTTCGGCCGATTGTTCCTCGGTGTTCATGATGATGCCCACCATGTGCTTGCGCCCGGTCACGATGCACCACAGCGTGCCCAGTTGGGTTTCGTATGTGGACTTGGCTTCACCACGCGGCGCCATGTGCACCTCTCGGCCATCGGCCGGGCCGTCCACGATCTCGGGCAAGCGCTTGAAAATGAACTGCTGGAACAGCGAAAAGTACGGCGTAGGCACGTAGTGCGGAAAGTACGTGCTGCAGAAGTACTCGTAGTCATTCCAGGCCCGTTCGCGCCGCTCTTTGCTTGCGAGTGGGTCTGTATCGAACGCCTCGCACTCCAGCTCAATTGTGTTGCGCAGATCTTCGCCCAGTTTGGCCAGTTCGGCTTCAAACTCGCGCAGATTGCGCACTTCCGAGGTATTAGCCGCCATAGCGTTTTCCCAGCGCAGCGCCCACTTCCTCCAAGTGCGGCTGCAGGTGCTTGAGCGCGGCCGGGTCAGACTTGCGCAGGTGGTCCACAATGGTTTTGAGCGTATCCAGCGCCACAGACAGCCCACTGAACTGCGGATTGATGCGCGCAAAGCTCTTGCTGAACTTGGCATATGCATCGGCCAGCTGGGCAAGCAATGTGGCCTTGTCTGCGGCCGGCAACTTCGACTGCTCCAGTTCGCGTGTTGTGGTTATGACCTGGCGCGCGAAGTCTTCCACCAGCTGCTTGTTCAGGTCATCCATGCCCTGTTCGCTGATGCGGTAGGCCGCACGTGCTGTATCCCAGTCGTCACCAGCTGCTTTGGCTTTGGCCTTCCAGTCGCGGGCGCTGTCATAGTGCACGTCGCAAGAGACCGCCGCGCCATTTAGCGGCATGCCCTCGATATAGAGCCTGCGGACGTTGTCGCGGGTTTCCTGGGAATGCGCCATGGTTCACATCACCCGCTTTGCCAGTTCAACCGCAGCCACCACCAGGGCGCCGCCAATGCCGCCGCCACCGGCCGACAGCTTGGCCACCTGTGCAATCGTGCGCTTGTCTTCTTCTTCCAACCGCGTTACGCGCTGGCCCATGCTTGCCATGCCTTCCCGCGTCTCCTTGCGTGCCTCGGCCAGCTGCTCGCCCACATGCGCTTCGAAGCGGGTCATTCGATCGCTTTGTGCTTGCTCCAGGCGGTGCATGTCCTGGCGGATATCGGCAAACCGCGCGGACATGTCTTTGCGAATCTCGTCCAAACGCGAATTCGTGTTTTGGTCCATGGCTTTGACCGCTCCGGTCAACTCGCCCAGCCCATGCATCACTTGCGCAAAATCCTTGCTATCCATCACTGCCCCTCTTTTTGTTGTCGGTCCGCTATCACCACTGCCTGGCATGCACTCAGTTGCCGGGCAACGTCGTCGGCTTCGCTGACGAGTCCGACAAGAAATTCAGCAGCCGGTCCAGAAAGTTCGGCTGTCGTTTCTCCATCACGCTGGCCGGTGCCGGGGCCAGCTTCGGGGCTGGAACTGCCACCACTGCAGGCGGCGCTGGTGGTGGCGACAACGGGGACGCGCAGCCGCAGATTGCGAGTGCGCAAGTCAGCAATAACGCGGTCTTTTTTATTGCGTACATCTTTCAAATCCTGTTGGTGTTTGGCAGCAATGCCATCCATGGCCAGGCCATGATCCCGCTCTTGATCGCGGGCCTTTTGCTGCAGCGTGGAAATGTGTTGATTGGCGGCGCGCAACGCAGCGTTGTCACGCGCCAGCCAGGCGCCACGCTCGTCCTGTTGGCCGGCCTCGTACTGCTGCGCACCGTGCTGGTTAAAGGCCACCAAGGCAAAGAAGGCCAAGGCCAGGATGGCCGACCACTTGAGCACCGACAACCATGTGGTTCGGTTCATGGTGTCACCCCGCCGCCTGGGCTGCGGCCATGCATTGCGCATGGCGCTGCTGCTGGCGCGTCCATACCCCGGAGCACCGCTTGTTGCCTGGTGTGCTGCAGTCATAGCCAGCGGAATACCGATAGAGCAGCAGTGCCCGGCATGCCGATTCGTACCGGCCGGCCAGCAGGTGGGTGCGCATGCTGCTTTTGCCCCAGGTGGCGTTGCCGAACTGGTAGACGAAGTCCATGTAAACGTCGTATTCGTCCTGGGTCAACGCTACGCCAGGCAGGCTGGCTCGGAAGCTTTGCTCTTCGGCTTTCAGATGCGCTTGCGCCTTCAGCAGTGCACGCACAGGCGTGGTGGATTCGCCCAGCTTCACGGGCGCGCCATCCTCGTGAAACGTGCTCCCAAAGCCCAGCGTTGGCCGGTCACCTTGTGTGGGCACGATTGCTTTTTCGGTGTACCCCTCCTGAGCCACCAGCCCTACAAGGCCAGCGGCTGAAAGTGTCAGCGCGGCCACAAGTACACGGGGCTTGGCCGCGCCGCGCATGCGCCAATGCAAGAACATAAAAAAACCTCCAGTTGGTAGACAACCGGAGGTTACGTACGCGCATGCGCGCGTTGAACGCTGGAAATGTTTCCAGCCTAAGCGTGTTGGGGCGAATTCAGAGTGGGTTCAAAGTGATGTGAAACACCCCACGCGCATTGGCCGAAACACACAGGCGCGATGCAGAAGCGGCATCGTCTTTGCAAGCCTCTTTCCACCCTTGCTTGCGGGATGCATCCAGCACATCCGTGGCCACGGCCAGATGGTTGCCTTGGGCCGTGCCACGCGCAGTGCGCAATAGCAAGCCACCAGCTCGGGCCACATCACCGCCATTGGCCAGTTTTGTGGAGTCCACCAGCAGCCATACGCCCGCCAATTTGTTGTTCACGCTGTCCAACGAAAGCAGCGCATTGTCGGCCTGCAGCTTGCATTCCGTCACGGCCTTGCCACCGGCCGCCTGCTTGGTTTCGCACCCGGTCGTTTGCAACTGCGGCACCAGTTCCTTTGCTGCGTCGTTGTATCGGTCACGGAAAGTCGGTTGTGCTGCCTGGGCCACAACTGAGGACACGGCAAGCAGGGCCGCAAAGACGTGGGGGGCCTTCATTCGGAATCTCCATCATCAAGCCCGGACAGGGCAGAAAGTGCTTTCAGCGCAGAAGCACGCGCGGCAGCGGTTTTGAAAGCGCGGCAATTGCGCAAGAAAGCCAACTCAGACGGTGTACTGGCCACATTCTCAAGCCGCATGCCAGTTATCACATACGCCACATCGACACCCATTTCTGCCGCCTTGGCCAGGTACACGGCCTTGGGCTGCGTGTTGTCTTTCTCGTAGTCGATCTGGGTCTTCTTGGTCGTCCCTGCCGCTTCGGCCAGCGCTGTCTGACTCAGCTTGAGTCTGTCGCGCTCCTCTTTTAAGCGTGCTCCGATGGTCACTGAAATTTCCCCTTGAAAACTATTGACAGGTAACTGTTTCGTTACCACAATGCATGTCATTGAATGTCATTGACTGTTACTTGCGGGGAGTATGACGACATGGGACCAGCCGTCAATAGAAACGAAGTTCTTCACGCCCTCCGGGTGTCGGGAAGCAACCTCAAAAAGTGGTGCGAAGCAAACGGATATGGCTATCGCAATGCCTCCAGCGTGCTGCGCGGCATCAGCAAAGCGCACTTCGGACAAGGCAAGGAAATTGCCGACAAGCTCAACGCGCTGGTGCATAGCGCACGGAACCATTGAAAGGGACTGACGTGGGAGCCAAAGCACTTAAAAAACCTGTCGCGGAATTGGCGGCCGTTACGGCTGACACCAACGCTGCAGCAGTACAGCAGATCGCACCTGAGAAGCTGAATCAGGTTTCTGCCCTGTTCGGTGTTGACACCGACGACCTGGACGAACTGGCACGTATCGGCGCCGAGTCCATGAACCGCGCCGTGTATGAGATTGCCAAGGCCGGTGTGGTGTTCATGCGCGTCCAGCAGCAGTTGTCCGAACATTCGGACATCACGTTCACCAGCTGGATCGAACAGCGCGGGCTGGCCCGCCAGCGTGTGTACGAGGCCATCACATTGGCCAAGTTTGTTGCGCAGCTGCCAGAGGACAAGCTCCAGAACGTGCTCCAGCAAGGCAAAGTGAAAGTCATGCTGCTGGCGTCTCTGCCCCAGGAAGTGATCGACAGCGCAGCCAAGTCGGGCAACGACCTGGTTGAACAAGCCGACCTAATGACCGTGGCCGAACTCAAGGCTGAGGTCCAAGCACTCAAGAAGCGCGAGAAGAACTACGACGCAGAAATTGAGCGCAAGGATTCGTTGATCCGCCGCCTTTCGGACGACAAGAAGCGCGTAACAGACTTCACCCCTCGCACCGAAGAAGTCCGCGCCGAATGTATGGCCCTGCAACTGGAAGCAGAACTGGCTTTGAATGGCTTGCAAAAGCTCTTTGAAGATGTGCGCGCTGACGACCCCGCACTGCCGGAGTGGCGCATGCAGCTGGAGCAGGTTTGGGTCGCCGCGCACATCGTTGCCAGCCGTGCCCTGGATACGTTGGCCTACATGCATGACCATGTGCGTGAAGGTGAAATGCCCGACCGCGTGATGGCCGGGCACATCCTGCAACCTGCTGAAGCTGAGCGCTGGCTGCTGGATGCCAAGCTGATCGAGAACCGCGCAGGGGCCGAAGCCGCTGCCCGCGAGTCGCAACGTGACGCTGCAAAGCCGCGCGGCCCAGGCCGCCCCAAAGGCTCGGGCAGCAAGGGGGAATAAGCCATGGCCCTCCCTCAATTTGTGCAACCTGTTGAAGCTGGCAGCGGCCGCGCTATCAAGCCCGTTGGCCAAGTGCTGGCCCTGCGTGCAAGGGACCCCTGGCGCGAAGCCACTGACCGTGCCCGCGAAATCGCTATTCAGCGCGAAACCGTGGTCGCATTTGTGCGTGCGATGGTGGACAGCGGCGTCACGCAGAACAACGCCGTAGGTGTGCTGCTTGCCCGTGCGGCAGATAACCGGCTTCCCACGCACTTTGCCCAGGCACTGGCTGCCACGGCCAAGGCTGGCCGAACAACCCCATCCCGCAGCGCCATCTGTGAGTGGTGTGCCCAGTATCGGGAGGGCGGCGTCAATGCTTTGTTGCCTGAGCACAAAGGCCGCGTGGTAGAGGCCGCGGGCTGGTGGGGCCCGGCGCTGGAGTACTTCAATTCCCCGTCAAAGCCGGATATGTCCGCAGTCCACCGCCGCCTGGTCGAAGTGGACCACTTCGCGGTCACGTACGACCAGGTGCGCGGCTACCTGTCCGGCGTACCCGCGATGCTGGGCCGCAGCAGCCCTGCCCGCATCGGCAAGAACCTGTATCGGCTGACCGAGAAAGCCTACGTGCGCCGCTCGACAGAGAATGCATTACCTGGCGACGTGTACGTGGCCGACGGCTACCGCGCCGACGTCTACCTGGCACACCCGGTCACGGGCGGCATCTGGCGCCCTGAATTGACCGTGGCCATCGACATGCGCAGCCGCGTGTGCGTGGGCTGGCGTGCGGACGAACACGAAGGCACGTATGCCGTGCAGAACATGTGGGCCGAGTGCTTTGCCCGCTGGGGCCATGTGCCACCCATGATCTACGTCGACAACGGCAGCGGCTACAAGAACGCCCTCATGAGCGACGAGCTGACGGGCTTCTACGCCCGGGCTGGCGTGCAGCAGATCATCCATGCCATTCCAGGCAACCCCCACGGAAAGGGATGGGTGGAACGCTTCTTCCGCCAGGTCAAAGACGACTTTCTCAAGCTCTGGCACGGCGGCGCCTTCTACTGCGGCACGGACATGGCCCCGGAGGCTCTGCAAAAGCTGGTGCGTGATGTGAAATCCGGCCAGGTTGTGCTGCCGTCGCTCGCCCAGTTTGCCGAGGCCTTCAACGACTGGCTTGACCGCTACGCCCACCGGGCCCACCCGGAAGACAAAACGACCACCCGCGCCGCACTGTGGTCACAGCTGGCCGCGATCCCGCCGCACGCCAGCGTCACCGAGCTGAAGCGCCAAGCAACGGTGCTGACCGTACACCGCGCAGCCATCAAGCACGGCCGCCGCACATACAGCCATGCCGACCTGCACGCCTTCAACGGCCAGAAGCTAGTGCTGGAGTACGACTTGATGGACGACCGCGTGGGCGTGATCCGGACTCAGGACGGACGCTGGATCTGCGACGCCCACTTGGTCACCGCGATTGACGCCATTGCACCCAACCGTCTGGAAGAGAAGCGCCAAGCCCGCGCCAGCGATGCCATGGCCCGCTTGCAGAAAAAGATGGACGAACAAAAGGCCCGCGCTGGCCTGGTGTTCGACGCCGACGCCGTAGTCGATGCCTTGGACGCCCCCACGCGGCTGCTGGATGGCCCAGCGCATGGCGCGGAAGAAATCCGCCTGTTTGATCTTTGAAAAGGAATTCCGATGACTACCGACAAAATCACCTGGCCTGAGCACTTCACAAATTCCGACCGCCAAATTGCACAGCAGGCCATCGCATGGATTGCGGAACGGAACTACACCCAGGCCGCGCTGGCTCGACTGAGCCGCACCAATCCCAGTACCTTGAACCAGATACTCAAGGGCAAGTACGCCACCAGTCCCACCAAGCAGTTGCAGGCTGTCGAGTCCGCAATGCTCAACGCCGATGAAAAGACCGGCCTGGCCATTGCACCTGTGGAAACGTCGGTCTACCGGCTTGCGCACCGTGCTTGCGATATGGCACGCCGCTATCGCAACTTTGCGGTGCTGTCGGCATGGGTGGGAACGGGCAAGACCTTTGCACTCAAGCGCTATGTGGCGACCCACCCCAATACCTACCTGGTGGAAGCCACGCCCACCATGACGCCGCAGAGCCTGACCAAGCAGCTTGCCCGCTTGGTGGTGTCGCTGGAGAAGGGGTCGATCGCAGACAAGTTCGACGCCGTGGTGGCAGCACTTAAAAACACTGACAGCTTGATCATCGTGGACGAAGCTGAAACGCTGACTCACAACCAGTTGGAGACCATTCGCCGCATCCGCGACCTTGCGGGCATCGGCATCGTGCTGGCCGGCACGGAGCACCTGGCCGGGATCATCAAGCCAGAACATGGCCAGTTTGGGCAGATTCGCAGCCGCACGGGCTTCTGGCCCGAGGTGGTTCAAAAGATCACTGCCGAGGACGCCGCAGCACTAGTGCAGTCGGGTTTCGGTACAGAAGATGTTCCTGAAGACGTCATTTCCCGGCTGTATTCCTACAGCAAGGGCAGCGCCCGCATGCTGGTCGAAGGCCTGATTGCAGGCATCAAGGAATTCCGCGAAAGCCGCCCCTTGAACGTCCAGCTGGTGGATGCAGTCGCCAAGCAGGTGCTGTGCCTGCAGTCCGTGGCGTGAGTAGGAGTTCCCTATGAGCAATAGCTTTACCGCCCCCGCACTGACTCAAGAAGAGTTTCAGCAAGCTGCCGATGCCATGGCCCAAGAGTTCGCGGCAGTGCTGACCGGCCGAACTTTGCGCACCACCGTGGTCTTGCAAGCCCTGATGCAGGTCTACCGCTTCGCCGCCAACCAGCTGCCGCCCGATAAGAAGGCCGACATCTATATGGCCATGGCGACCTACGCCGCACAGCAAGCGCATGCCGCCGCCTTCCAAGCTCCACAGACCACCCACTAAACGAGGAGAGAGAACACATGACAGCCACCACCATTCCCGAGGGCTACCGCGAAGACGCCAAGGGCGCCCTGATCCCCCTGACCATGATCAAGCCCATCGACTTGGCCCGCGACGAGCTTGTGCTGGAGCTGGTCCTCAAGGCCAAGGCGCAAAGCACCGCGCTGCGTGAACTCAAGCACCGCGTGTTTGCCGACATCAATGCCTTTGTGGACCTGTCGGCTGAAAAGTACGACGTGCAGTTGGGAGGAAAAAAAGGGAACCTCACGCTCTATACCTTCGACGGCAAGTACAAAGTGCAGGTGGCTATCTCCGAACGCATGGTGTTTGACGAACGCCTGCAGGCAGCGAAGTCCCTGATCGATGAATGCATCACTGCCTGGTCGCAAGGTAGCCGCGATGAAATCAAGGTGCTGGTGCAAGCTGCTTTCCAAACCGACCAGGAAGGCCGCATCAACACCGGCCGCGTACTGTCCCTGCGCCGGATGCACATCCGCGACGAGAAGTGGCAGAAGGCCATGGATGCCATTGGCGAGAGCCTGCAGGTTGTCGGCAGCAAGGAATACGTGCGCTTCTACGAGCGCGTTGCTGAAGACAAGTACGAACCCATCAGCCTGGACTTGGCGGCCGTATGAGCGAATCTATGAAGCGCAAGGTGACGGTCACGATCACCAAAGAAATTGAAGTGGAACTAACCCCTGCAGTTTTTGGCGGCTTGAGCCAGGAACAGTACCTGGAGGAGTTCAGGAAGGGGCTGTGGCCTGTCGAAGACATCGACGACGTTTTCAAGTACGCCGCAGAGATGGCGGCACATCATGGTGCCGGCTACCAACACGACGGTCTGGGCTTGCTGAGCGAGAGTTACAGCACCTTCCCAAGAGTCCCAGATGTGAAGTTCACCGTGCTGGATGAGGAAACAGAAACGGAGCTGATCGAATGAATATCCAATCCCTTCTCAACCCCGAGCAATGGATGAACATGAAGGTCTGCGATGTGCTCAAGGCCATGGACGATGCCAACGTGGGCAAGCTGCAGCTGTCGGCCAACCAGGCAGACAAAGCCATTTTTGCCCTGGTCCTGATCCGTGGCGATGAAACACCCGAGCTGCTGCAGGCGCTGGACGCAAAAAGCAACGAGCTGGACGCCCTGGCCCCTGCCGGGAATGCGGGGTAGCTATGGCCGTATTGCTGACCCATTACTGCAAGCTGGCAGGCATGGCCAAGGGCTGGGCTACCAAAGCCCTGCCTGGCTGGAGCGATGAAGCCCACCGCGACCTACTGGCCCGACATGGTGCGGGGCAGGTGGACGGTCGTACATCTGCCACCACGATGACAGTGCCGCAATTGCGTGCGTTGTTGGAAGACTACGGCCGCCGTGGCTGGCCCGGACCCACCGCCCAGGCCAGAACCGTACCGCCTCACATCGCGCACATCGTGCGTCTGTGGAGCAGGCTGGAACAGGCGGGCAAGCTGGAGCAAAGCACCCGGCCGGCGCTGCTGGCTTGGTGCAGCCGCCAGCTGGGTGTCTCTGTGGCTGATTTAGACAGCCTAAGCAGGGCCCAGTGCAGAACGATCACTGAGTCGCTCAAGGCTTGGTTAGGGAGGGGGTAGCGCCATGGGAGCACGTCACTTTCCACGGCATGAAGAGCCCCGGCCCAACAACTACACCTGGCCGTACGTGGACGCCGATCTGCTGAAGACTTTGCCGCCTTTGCTGCGTGCGGTTGTCAAAGCCCTGGGGTTTGGACGTGCGCAGCAGTGGCTGACCGACTATGGCGGTGTCAACGTCAATGTGCCGCAGTACCGATCCAAGGCTTTGGACTTGGAGCCAGAAGAGTTAGACCGCTTGCGTTTCACCCTGGCACCCCACATGGACCAACAGGGCCGGGTGTGGATGCCAAAGGCCGACAAGCTCTTCATCCGCAGTCGCGATGCGCAGATACGCAAGGACCGGCACCGCAGCAGCATCAGCGCTCTGGCACGCAGCAACAATCTGTCGTCGCGGCAGATCACAAACATCTGCCGCGAGGTGGATGACAGGCAGTACGACCTGTTTTGATTGGGTAACAGTTTCGTTACTACCCCCTGTGCCGCATTTAAAAGCCATTTAAACGCGGCTCAGGGGGGGCTTAAACGCCCAAGCCTATGGGGTTGCTTGGGTAGACCCCTAAAACGCCTCAAAGCGCCTGATTCACCAGGCCACCACCCGACACTCTGGAAATGTTTCCAGCGGTGACCAAAATGCCCCCGCAAAAAACAATGCCCCTGAACACCAACAGGAGCATTCGTGTCTCAAGCCACTACCGCGCAGATCGCTATTGCAGCGCTCACCTTTGAGCTGACAGCAGATGGCAATGCTGTGCCCACCGAAGCGCATTTGCTGCCCCCCGGACCTTTCAATGCCCTGGACGGCCGTCCCTATGAATGCGCAGCCTGGCAACTGGATTCCGTGATCGCAGCCGCATTGGTTGCCCTTGCCGCAAGCCGCAAGAACGACATCTTGATTGACTTCGAGCACCAGAGCCTGCGCAGCATTGAAAACGGCAAGCGCGTTGAAGCGGCGGGCTGGATTCCACGCACGCTGGAATGGCGCGAAGGCAAAGGCCTGTATGCCGTGGGCATCAATTGGGTGGGCGACACGGAGCAACTCATCCTGGCCAAGAAGTACCGCTACATCAGCGCGCTCTTCACATACGACGGCGGCACTGGGGCAGTGCTGGAAATCCTTTCTGTCGGCCTGACCAACACCCCCGCACTGGACGGCCTTGAAGCCCTGGCCGCCCTGGCACGTACCCATTTCATCAAGGAGGAGCCAGATATGCCTGGTACTGAGCAAGTGGCCGCCCTCACGCAGGAGCGTGACGGCCTCAAGACGAACGTGGCCGCCCTGACTCAGGAGCGCGACAGCCTCAAGGTCAACGTGGCCGCGTTGACGCAAGAGCGTGATGCACTCCTGGCCAAGGACGCCGCAGCTGCTGCAGAAAAGGAAAAAGCGGAACACACGGCGCTGCTCACTGCAGCACTGAGCGACGGCCGTTTGACCCCCGCCCAAAAACCGTGGGCCGAGAAGCAGTCCCTGGCGGCCCTGTCCGAATACTTGGACGCCACGGCCCCTGTCGCCGCACTGGCAAAGCAAACCGAGGGCATTGCACCCGCTGGCAATGGCCACGGTCTCACTGACGTGGAACTGGCTGCCTGCAGCCGCCTGGGCGTCTCCCCCGAAGAGTTCAAGAAAGCCAAGGCCGGCTGATCGCTGCCGCAGCGCAACCACCCGAAAGAGAAAACACTATGTCTACCAAAGTGATGACCCAAGCGGAATTCGAAGCCCTCAAAACCACGCTCAAAGCCCGTTGGAATGCTGGCCTGGCCGTGTCCAACGAAGACTGGAAGAAGGTCGCTAAGCTGGTCACCAGTTCAGGCGCTTCCAACACCTATGCCTGGCTGAGCCAATTCCCGGCCTTCCGCGAATGGGTAGGCGCACGCCAGCACCAGAAGGTGAAAGAGCAGGCTTACACCGTCAAGAACCGCAAGTTCGAAACCACGGTGGACGTGCAACGCACCGACGTGGAAGACGACAACCTGGGCCACTACGGCACGCTGGCGGAAAGCGCTGGCCAGGCTGCCACGGACCTGAAAAACGACCTGATTTTCCAAGCGCTGGCTGCTGGCTTTGCCGGAACTTGCTATGACGGCCAGTATTTTTTTGACACCGACCACCCGGTGTTCCCCAACGCCGATGGCACGGGCGAAGCCGTGAGCATCAGCAACATGCAGGCTGGTACAGGCGCGCCCTGGATTTTGCTGTGCACCAAGCGTGCACCCGCTCCCATCTACCTGCAGGAACGTATCGCGGCCCAGTTCGACAGCCTGACATCGCCCCAAAGCGGCAAGGTTTTCGATGAAGACGTGTTCAGCTTCGGCGGCCGCTGGCGCGGCGATGCGGCCTATGGCTTCTGGCAATGCGCCTTTGGCTCCAAGGCTGCCCTGAATGCCGACAACTTCGAAGCCGCTTACACGGCCATGATGAAGTTCCAAGGCGACGGCGGAAAACGCCTGGGGATCGTGCCCGACACGCTTCTGGTGGGCGCCGACAACCTGTCTGCGGCGGAAAAGCTGCTGAAGGCAGCGCAGAACGCGAATGGTTCCAGCAACACCAACTACCAAAAAGTGGGGCTGGTGGCCACGGCCTGGATGTAAGCCGTACAGCACGAATAGGAGCAACCCATGAGCACCCTGTATGCCCGCATCCAACCTAAACGCGACGTGGTCCGCTTCTTCCGCTGCGGCACGGCCTTTACCCAGGCCTGGAAGAAGCTGGAAGACGTGGACGCCGCTACTGCCAAGCGCCTGCGCGCCGAGCAGATGCTGGAAGTGACCGACACCGAGCCCAAAGACCTGGAAGGCCAGGAAACCAGCACAGCCACGCCCGCACTGGTGCCTGGCCAGCAGAGCCAGTCAGCGGCGCCCGAGGAAATCGCAGCGCGCCTGCAGGCCATCCGCGACGCGGTGGCCAAGCTGGACCCCGCCGACCAAGCCCTGTGGACCGGCAGCGGCAAACCCAAGACCGAAGCCATCTCTGCCGTCTTGGGCTGGAACGTTTCCGCCTTGGAGCGTGACAACGCCCTGGCACCTGGCGGAGAGCAGTAATGGGCTTCGCCACCCGCGCTGACCTGCTGGCGCGCAGCAACGCCCGGCGTCTGGCCCAATTGGCCGTACCGGCCGACCTGGCCATGGTGCCCGACGATGCGTTGCGCGCAGCCATCGCGGGTGGCGACCTGGACGGCTACAGCGAAGCCGACCAGGCAGCCTTGGCCCTGGCACTGGACGCCATCGACAAGGCCCTGGACGACGCCGATGCGCTGATGCGGTCCTACGGCATACCTGCCAGCGTGCACAGCACGCTGCTGGCCCGGCTGGCATCCACCGTGGCCTTGTACTACCTGCAGGGCGCGGAGCGAATGACCGAGGACATGCAAAAGGCCTACGACGCCGTGCTCAGAACCCTGGGTGACCACGCCAAAGGCAAGCTGAACCTTTTGCCCGCCGATGCTGCCGAGCCTCCCGTACCCCAAACCGATGCGGCCTTCATCGTCAGCGGCCATAGCCGCTACGGCCGCCGCCGCAGCGATATGGATGAAGGGGCGGGCCTGTGATCTCGCTGCAGCCCATCGTTCATTGCCTGGCAAAGCCGCCTGCAGGTTTTGCTTATCCCTGGGCGCGCGACGTTGACGGCGCTGCCGAGTTCGCGCGCCAGCGCGTCGACACGCTCCCGCTTCCGGCCATCTGGGTGGTACGCCAGGCCGACAAGGCCATCGATAAAGGCGAGCGTGCCGTGTGGGCCGCGCCCGAATTCGACGTCGTGATCGCCATTGCCAACGCACGCCAGCACGCACGTGGCGAGAACGACCAGATCCTGCTTGCCTACCGCCAGGCCGTCTTCCACTTGCTGGAGGGCCGGGAAGTCGCGCCTGGCCAGGACCCTCTGAAGTACAGGGGCGGCAAGGTGGTCGAGTACACGGACGGCGACCTGTACTGGGCCGACCGCTATGGCTTCGGCGGCCTGGTGACCAACTACCTGGGCGACCCGCCCGCATTTGAGCAACTTGTTTACACCGGAGAGAAGCTATGAATTTTTCCGAAGTGCCCGAGGCACTGCGCTACCCCGGCGCCTATATCGAGATCGACGGCAGCCAAGCGGGCCTGGGCGGTGACCTGCCCCAGGTGCTGCTGGTGGGGCAAAAGCTGCCCACAGGCACAGCGCCTGTGGGTGAACCAGTGCGCATCTCTGGCGTGGAAGATGCCAAGAAGAAGGCTGGCCCTGGCTCCATGCTCGCCCAAATGGCTGCGCGCTATCGCGCCATCGACCCCACCTTCGACATCTGGCTGCTGCCTTACGCCGACAACGCGGCCGGGGTGGCCGCCACAGGCACCATCACCGTGTCGGTGCCTGCCACAGCCAACGGCACGCTGGCGCTCTACATCGCTCAACGCGCAATCAGCGTGGGCGTGGACAAAGCCCAGACCGCCGCCCAGCTGGCCACGGCGATTGCCCAGGCGGTGACAGCTGCCGGCATCGACGTGCCCGTGCTGGCGGCGGCCCAGGGCGGTGTGGTCACGCTGACCGCTCGCCACAAGGGCAGCTGCGGCAACAGCATCGATATCAGCCTGGGCCTGTACGGCGAAGACATGCCCGACGGCCTGGTGCTGGACATTGCCGCCATGGCGAATGGCACGGGCGACCCGCTACCCGGTGACCTGGCGCAAATGGTGGGCCAACGCTGGTACCGCTACATGGCATTCGGCATCAACGATGCCGCGACCATGGCCGCCTGGCACGCTGAAAGCCAGCGTCGCTACAAGGTGCCGGTTCAGGCGGGTTTTCGCGCCTTCACCGCATTCCGCGGTGACTACGAAGCGGCGGCCCAGTATGGCGAGACCAAGAACTACGAGCACATCTGCTCGCTGTGGCTGGGGCTGAGCCCCAACACCAGCTGGGAAGCCGCAGCTACGGTGGCTGCTGCAGCCGCATCGCCCATGTACAACAACCCGGTCAAGTCGCTGGAGGGCACTTCTCTGCCGGGCATGGTGGGCAGCGTGGGCTACAACGACTTCACGTTGGGCAACAGCCTGCTCTACAAGGGTATGTCGCTGATGGAAGTGGGCACCGATGGCAGTTGCTACATCAAGCGCCTGATCTCCATGTACCAGGCCCGCAGCGACGGCAGCGCCGACGACGCCTACCTGGACATCAACACCGCCGAGGTGATGGAGCGCATCCGCTACGAGCAGCGCATGGCGGCCATCAAGCGCTTCCGTGGCACCGTGGCGGCCAAGACCAATGAGGGCTACCGCCCCGGCCTGCCCATCACCACGGAAGACAGCGTCAAGGCACTGCTGCTGAGTCTCTACCAAAACGTGCTGATGGCCCAGTACGGCTGGGTGCAGGAGTACAGCTACTACAAGAGCACGCTGATCGTGGAGCAGGACTCCAAGAACCCCAGCCGCTTCAACTTCAAGGATGACCCGGTGGTCAATTCGCCGTTCTACATCCTGGCCGGCCGCAGCAGCTTCCGCAAGGCTGTGCCTGCGTACTGAGCAACCTGAACAAAGGAGATCAAACCATGGACGACAACCGCATCGAAGCTGAAATCCAAGCCAAGGGAAAGACGGCCGCGCGCGTGACGCCGGCCGACATCGACGCCAACATCATCGACGAGGAGTACTTCACCGCAGGGGAGGCCGCAATGCGCAAGACGGGTGATCCGTTGCACCTGCTGACCTTCTGTGTGCTGGTGCTGCGTAACGGCTTTACCGTGACCGGCGAGAGCGCGTGTGCCAGCCCCGAGAACTTCGACGCCGAGCTGGGCCGCAAGATCGCCCGCCAGAACGCAATCAACAAGGTCTGGCCCCTGATGGGTTACGAGCTGCGCACCCAACTGGCCGCCGCCGCGCAATAAGGCTGCAACCCCACAAGCAAGCAAAGGCTCCTATGCAACTCGACAACATCAAAACGGTGTCGGTGCCCTCTATCGGCAAGCTGCCGTTGGCGGCCAACCCCGGCACTTTCACGCCCAGCGGGGTCAAGCGCGACCACAAGCCGGGCCGCTTGGCGGCTGATGGCGGCTACACCGAGACCAGCACCGGCGCCAAGCTGGAGCTGAACCTGAACCTGTTCGGCATCGACATCGCAGCCCTGGGCGACATCAAGGACGAAGACGTCACCGTGCGCCTGGCCAGCGGCGCCGTGCACATGCTGCCCCAGGCCTTTGCTGCCGAAGCCGTGGCCGTGGGCGACGGCGAAGGCAAGCTGACCCTGATGGCCAACAGCTCTGAAAAAATCTCCTGACCAGGCCTGACCATGAAACTCACACTTTTGCACCCCATCCCCGTGGGCAAGACGGAAATCGCCAGCCTGACCTTCCGTGAATACACCACGGCGGGCGACTACCTGGCGTTCGACCGTAGCGGCGGCGTGTCGCAGACCATCGCCCTGATCGCCAACCTCACAGGCACTGACGAAGAGGTGATCAAACACCTGCGCGGTGGCGACTACAAGCGCGCGAAGATGCACGCCGACAAGCTGCTGGACGAAGACGAAAAAGACGCCGAAGCCCAGGCCGCAGAAGGCGAGGATGCCTCCGCAAAAAAATAGCGCGAATCCTGACCGCTGTGGGCCTGGTTGCGCATGTTCTGCACCAGCCCATGCCCGTGATTGAGGCTTGGCCGCTTCGCAAACTGTTTGTGATGACGGAGCTGGCAAAGATCATCAGCGGCAGGAAGCCCAAGGCGGGATAGCTGGGCGGGAAACATTTCCAGCCTGCCCCGACTGGGCGCAAAAAACTAAGCTCTAGTGACCGACTGGCACTGGAGCTTTTTTTATGTCTGTGGATGTTGAAGTCCGCCTGAAAATCCGGGACGCAGCAACCGCGCCCATGAAAGCAGCCGCACAGGCGGCACAGCAGGAAGCTGCAAAGGCGGCTACTGCCAGCGAGAAAGCCGCCAAAGCCGCTGCAGATGCTGCAGAGCGCGGCGCGGCCCAGCAGCGCACCAGCTTCCAGCGCATGGCCCAGGCCCGCGAAACGCTGGGCATCCGTTCTGAGCACGCCATACAGCGCGAAGTAGCCCGCACCGAGGCCGCATACCAGCGTTTGCGGGACTCTGGCACCTTGTCGTTTCGCCAGCAAATGCAGGCAGCCGACGCCATGGGCGATCAGGACGCCCCGTTCTGCACCTGACACGTCCAACAGGCGCGTGGAGCACTCGCGACACGACCATCGCGCATCATCGCCAGGAAGGTTGTGCCATGTTCTACTTCATCGTCCCGTGGATCCTGCTCATTGTCGGGATCACCGTGAACGCGCTGGTGGACCGTCACCCGTCCCGGCGCACCGCCCCCCGCCTTGTCGAGGTCGCCCTGCTCTGGGTGGTGGTCGGGCTGGCGGCCTGGGGGCTCATCGGCGTCCTCGGACATATCGGCCCGAACTCGGAGCAGATGGCGGTCTCGATCGGGTACACGCCCAGCATGTTCCAATGGGAAGTCGGGTTCGGCGACCTTGCGTTGTCCACACTTGGCATCGTCGCATTCTGGTGGCGTGACCGCTGGATGACAGCGGCGGTC